TTGATAATACACTTATATGTGGTATACTTACTACATGGACAAAAAACCGCAAGAAGAAAGTACGTCAAAAAAATGTAAACTCAAAGACGGTAATTATTCTTTTGAAAAAATAATTAGTCATTATGGTAAATTAAAAGCTTTTACTTCCGAAAGGGCTATGGGTGATTACATCGAGATCAACATAGCACAATTCACCATAGACATCCTTCAAGACAAATACATATCACACAAGAGAGAATCATGTTTAACATTCAAGGCTTTTGGTGCAAATATACCGAGAGCAGATTTTCTTATAGAAGGTGAGAACTCAACCTATATTGTCGAGGTTAAAAATCCGAAAAACAACAATGAAGTTACTCGTGGAATAGGGCAGATACTAGATTACGCTACAATCTACGGAAAACCATGTAAATTGTTTATGGTTACAAGTAAGCACGATGAACGTTTTGTTAGAATTGTAAAAAGATACAAATTGCCTATTGAATATGTATGGCTCCACAAGGGAGTTTATTTTAAACCAATATCACTTTTAGGGGGAAAGCAGGGAGATGCCTAATAAAGAACCACCAAGAGAACATCGATTTAAACCAGGACACTCAGGCAATCCTAAGGGAAAAGCTAAAGGAACATTGTCACTAAAGACTCTTATTCAAAAGGTATGGTCGGAAGAGATAACTGATGATAAGGGAAATTCAAAGATAAAAGCACTTTTAAGCATTAAAGCCATGGTAGATAAGGCAGAATCCGGGGACGTATCAGCGTTTAAGGCTCTGGCTGAAAGAATAGAAGGATTACCAAAACAAGAGATAGAGCAAACACATGTATTCGCAAAAATGCCTTCAATCGAGATAGATGGTAAAAAAGTGGAGTATGACATTGGGGTTTAAGTTACCTGAATTTATGAACGTACCGCCAAAGCTACTTGAAGTAGTCAAGAGGTTTGACGAGTTCGCATATTTTCTCTTAGATGGAGGTAGAGGCGGAGGGAAATCACAGTTTTTTTGTAGATTCTTGTTGTATTTGGGTGAGAAATATCCTCTTCGTATATGTGCAGGCAGGGAAACGATGAACTCTATTGAAGAATCAATCTATACTTTGCTGAAAGATCTGATAGCCGATCACAATTTGAACTACGACGTGCAGAAAACCAAGATAACACACAGGGCTTCCGGAACTACATTTATATTTAAGGGGTTTAGAGAGCAAGGGTTGGTGTCGATAAAGGGGTTAGAAGGGGTAGATGTGCTAATTATTGACGAAGCACAAGCATTATCACAACCAGTATTAGATGTTATCATACCTACGATACGCAAAGAGAAGTCAAAAGTATTATTCGCTATGAATAGATGGAAGAAGAAAGATCCGGTGTACATAGAGTTTAAAGACAGGCCTGATTGCCTACATATCAAGATAAATTATGATGAAAACCCGTTTTGTCCTAAGAAGCTATTACATGAAGCAGCAGAAAGCAAGGCAAAAGGTGAAGATGGCGAGTACCGTCATATATGGTTAGGGTATCCAGTAGATGATATAGATAATTTTCTATATACAAGTGCAGAACTGGAAGACACTAAACATTTTGAGTTCTACCACAAAGAAGCATTATACGGAAGACGGATTGGAGCATTTGATATAGCACGGATGGGAAGTGATAGATGCGCATTCGTAGTAATCGAACAGAAAGGCCCGATGCAATGGGAAGAAATATACACGGAGTTATGGAAAAAGAAGGATTTAGCGCATACTACGGGTAGGATAATAGACCGGATAGGTAAGTTTAAGCTTGATATAAGTATAGTAGATGGCGATGGCATGGGTTCTGGCCCTAGAGATATAGCAGATTTCTTTTTAAACTCACCTATGAGCATAGTTGAATGGCGCGCGCAACACAAAGCACCAGACACTAAAGATGCTAAGACAGGACAAAAGAAGATTACCGAGAGACACAGAGATATAAAGTCTTGGGCTGCACATCAAGTTAAAGACATGATAGACAATGGTTGGCTTAAAATAAACCATGAGAAGATACTTGATGATATGGAAGCGATCTTATACGATTTCACTCCTGGAGGGGTAAGGTTCATAGTTGGCAAAGAAGACGCCAAGAGCAGAGAGAAAATGCGTTTAATGGGGATAACAAGTCCTGATGCCTGGTCAGCTTTAATAATGGCAGTTAGCGAGATACGCAATACAAACAAGATTTCAGACACCAAGATAAGCAATTTACCGGCATACACGATACAAGATGATGATGCAATGATGGGTCAGAAGATGATGCAAGGGTTGCCACAGTATACAGAGGGAATGTAATGGATTACGCTGTAAGACGTACAAAGCGAGAGGATTTACCAAAGCTACTAGAGATAATCCATGAGCTTCATAAAGATTGCCTAGATAAGTTTAATGTGTTTTGCAATGATGATATAACAAGAAATAGAATGGAAGAAATGTTTGATACTTCACTCGTTCTCACGGTAGATGATGAAGTTATAGGGACTATAGCCGGGTTTATTACGGCGCATATAGTCGGGAACACACCTGTAGTGCACGAAATGATTTGGTTTGTTACAAAGGAACACAGGGGGCATGGTTTTATGTTGCTCAAAGAGTTTGAGAATATGTGCCGGGAAATGAAGATACCACAACTGGTACTTACAGGGAACGGATCGTTTAAACATAGCCAATTTAGAGATTATTGTTTTTCTCTAGGGTACAAAAGGCTTGAGACACACTACATTAGAACTTTGGAGGATTAAGATGGGAAGCATGTTTAGTAATATGGGAAATAAAGCATTTGGAAAGAACGCTGGGTGGATGAATCTTATAGACCCGACAGGGGTTCACACAGCACCATTCGCTCCTAAACCAGAAGCTGATGAGGTTACCCCGGTAGAAACACCTACTCCGGAGGATGCTGACGAAAAAGCAAAAGCTGAAATGCTTAAAAAACGGAAAATAATAGCAAAGTCGGGTGGGAAGACAATATTAACAAGTCAATATGGAGCGAATACAGATACGACTACTAAAACGCTTTTAGGGGATTAAGGAGTATTATGGCTATTAATGTAGAAAAGATAATCAAACGGTGTGAGGATATAAACTCAGAAAACGCTAATTGGAAAGCATACCAAGAAGAGATCAATACATATGTTATTCCTCGTAAAGCATGGGTTAACACCATGAAACAGCGTGGGGAAAGGTTAAAGTTTGGGTTTTTGTTTGACTCAACAGCTATCAGGTCGCTCAAGATTATGGCTGCTGGGTTTCACAGCAACTTAACAAATCCAAGCACAAAATGGTTTAATTTGCGTACTCGTGTCATTGAATACATGAGCGATAAAGAAGTCCAGATATGGTTCAAGCAGGTAGAAGACATTATATTCAGCACGTTGAACTCTTCTAATTTCGATACGACTATTCAAGAAATGTATTTAAGTGTAGGAAGTTGTGGTACAAGTGCCATTCTTACCCAACGAGATCCCTTAGAGAAGGTCAGGTTCACAGAAATACCTGTAGGGCAGTTGGCATTTGACGAAGATGCTAACGGTAGGGTAAACAAGATGTATCGCACTTTCCCCTTAACAGCCGATCAAGCGTACGAGAAATGGGGAGATAAAGCTGGGGAAGTGGTTTTAGATAATTACAAAGAGAAACCCGGTATGAAAATTATGTTTCTTCACTATGTAGGGCCGAGAGAGAAGTATAACCCGAATATGGTTGATAATCTAAATATGCCTTTTGAATCAGTATGGGCAGAAATAAGCAAGAAAGAGAAGATAGCGGAAAGTGGGTATCAAGAGTTCCCTTATGCAGTAGCACGATTTTATAAAGATTCAAGCGATCCTATGGGTTATTCTTCTTCAATGGATGTGTTGGCAGACATTAAATTGGCAAGCGCTGCAACTAAAACTATGCTAAGATCAAGCATGAAAGCGGCTGATCCTGCACTTATAGCACCAAGCAAAGGGTTTGTTTTACCTTTGAATAGTAATCCGGGAGCGATGAACTACCGAGATGAGGGTACAAATTCAGATGATATTACTGAAATGCCTCATGGTGGCAATATACCTATAACCATAGAAGTTATTAAGATGATACAAGACAATATAGAGAAAGCGTTCTTTGTTCCGTTGTTTCAGGCGTTAAGTAATGTAACCAAGACAATGACGATTCCAGAGATACAGCGTAGGATAAGCGAGAATATGGTACTTCTAGGGCCAACGGTAGGAAGGTTCACTCAAGATGTATTAGACAATATTATATTGAGGGTATTTTCAATACTCTTTGAAGACGGGTCTCTCCCACCACCACCGGAGGCTATTAAAGACCAAGAGCTTGATATAGTGTATATTAGCCCTCTAGCTAAAGCACAACGAGAAACAGAGATATATAGCATACAGAGCTTCTTGGGTGATGTAGCGTCAATCTCACAGTATAAAGAAGGGGCACTTGACTTGGTGAACGAAGATCAGATAATAAGGTCAATAGCCGTGATTAGAGGAATAAACCCTGAAATGTTGAATAGTGAGGATGCAGTTGCGACATTTAGACAAGCTAGGGCAGAAGCACAAGCGCAGGCACAGCAAATGGCTCAAATCGAACAGGGGGCAGGTATAGTTAAAATTGCAAGCGAGGCAGACAAAAACATGCAAGGGGCAGAATCATAAAAAAGGGGTATTATGCAGACAAAAATATCTAAAAAAGACATAGTCAGGTTAAAACAAGATGTATTGTTGTCATTTAATACGGATAAATGTTTAACAAAAGATAAAGATTATATTGTACGAAAAAGAGTCTATGATTATGTTTCGGGAACATTGTCAGGAGATGGACATTATGCAGGTAGTCTTCCCCATAGAGAAGAAGATAAAAAGTGGTTACTTATAAGAAGTGTAGATAATGCAGATTATGGTGGTTTTGTGACTATTGATGATGTTATTTTAGTTAAAAAATATCAACCGGCTACTATAAGAAAACAAGTAATAGCAAAATGTGAATGTGGAAAATTAATAACGTTAGAATTGAAAAATAGATATTTTAGCGGAGTTTGTAGATACTGTAATAAAAGGACATCTATAAAAAAAGAAAATATAAATAGTGTAATAAAAAAGATGGGAATAAATCTTGTAACAGGAAAGTAGGCAATGACATTTATTAACATAAAGAATCATTTTGTAGCACCATTATATCAATTAGGTATCCTGGCTGTAAGGTATGTATATGATAAAAAAGGTATGAGTTCGGAAGATATTGGCTTAATGGAGAAAAGTATAGTTAATTGGAGCAACAAGCTAAATATAAGAGAAGAAGAGTTGGAGACATTACAGTTAATAGCAAAGTTCTTGAAACAAAACGAAGATGGTGAGTTTGATGAGAGGAAAGAGACTTTTAAGAAACATGGCATAAACTTTATGAAATTTCACAGGATGCCACACTTAAAGGAGCTAGGCGATGTTAAATAGATTCGAGAAAGAGAACGCTTTAGACGCTAAACTTGGAAGAATGAAAAGTGAACATCTAGCACAGTTATATCTAAGGGTATTTAATACAGACGATGGGTTATTAGTTCTCAGGGATATGGAGAACAGGTCTTTTATCCAGACAACCACAGTAACAAACCAGATAGAAGATAGCCCGATATTCAATGAAGGCATAAGAGCTTTCTATTTGTCGATAGTAAGTAGAATGAAAGAAGCAGTAACAAAAACAGGAGGTAAGTAATGAGTAAAGTTGGAACTCTAGAACCGCAAGGAAACTCTAGATCAACAAGAAACGAGTTCAAAGATGCAGTAAGAAACATGGGATTTCGTGCAAGATGGAACGATGGTGGAGAACCAGGTGGAGAACCAGAAGGAACACCATTACCAGAAGGATTTGATGGTGGAGAAGGTTTTGACCCTGAGATTAAGACAGTAGAGAGCTTGAGAGATGCGTACAAAGGACACAAAAGCAAGACGTTTATAGATTTTATGGGCGATGGAGCTAAAGATGATCCAGATATAACACGATATAAGAGCGGTGAAGAGCTATATAAGGGCTTTAAAGCACAGTCTGAGCTAGTAGGCAAGAAAGGCGTAATAATCCCTGATGAAGGCTCTGACGAGGCTACAAAGGCGAATTATCGCAAGGCTATGGGTATTCCTGATAAAGCAGAAGGATATGTATTCCCGGAACCAGAAAATTTACACAAAGAGGCACAAGTAACTCCTGAAGATATGGCTAGTTTCAAGGCGATAGTTCATAAACACGGGTTAAATGCTAAACAAGCCGAAGGAATCTTCGCTGAATATTACGGCATGATGTCAAACGCTCTAAACCAGAGGGATGAACATGCTATTTTAATGAAAGGTGAAGCTGAAACAGCATTAAGGAATGAATGGGGTAAGGATTTTGATGTTAATTCAACTATAGCACGCAGGCTAGTAGATAAATTTGGAGGGGCGGAGACATTAGAAGCCTTTGGAGATTTAGGGAATAACCCTAAAGTAATGAAGTTTTTGGCTAATCTAGGTAAGACAATAAGTGAAGATTCGTTTGTGGGAGTAGGATCAATAGATTTATCCACAGATGCAGCAGGAGCTAAACAGAAAATCAAAGAAATATTCGCTGATCCTGACTTCGTGGATGTAAATAGTCCAAGACATTCAGCGTTGGTTGAAGAGAATACAAGGCTATTTAAAATAGCCTATAGTGGTAAATAAAAGGATACGAGTACAGATACCCATTAACTTGGTCTGGAAAGTCCTTAAAAGATAGCGGGATACTCTTTTAAAGACCCCGAATAATACCAAGTAGACCCTTTGTGGACACTCTACTAAAGAGTTGACAATATTAACAATAACAAAGGAGATCAAAATGGGAAGTCCGTCAACAGCGTTTGTGAAACAATATGAGGCTACAATTATGCTACTTGCACAGCAAATGGATTCAAGAATGAAACCAGGTTGTTTAGTAGACAATAATTGGACAGGAGAAGAAAAATATTACGATCAGTATGCGGAAGATAGTTTTACAGAGATAGCATCAAGACTAGCAGATACACCAATCCAAGATACTGACCATAGAAGAAGGAAAGTAGCACCAAGTTATTTTGTAAGTAATACACTTGAAGATCCGTTGGAAGCATTACAGATGCTTGCAGATCCAAAGTCAACATACTTACAAGCGAAGATGGCATCGGCAAATCGTAAGATTGATTCGATTATCATCACAGCTATGAACGGCACAGCATATTCCGGTAAAGCTGGTGGAACGTCAAATACGCTAGGTTCTAGCAACAAGGTTCTTGTTCAAGGCGCAGGGTTGACACTTGATAAGTTACTTGAAGGTCTAGAGTTGCTTAATGGCGAAGAAATACCAATGAATGACAGGTATTGTTCCCATTCAGCAAAACAGTTGACAAACTTGTTAAAGACAACAGAAATTACATCTAGTGATTATGATTCAGTTAAAGCGTTGGTTCATGGTGAAGTTAAGACTTTCTTAGGTCTTAATTTTGTACATACTGAACAGCTTTCTACAGACACTTCAGATGATAGACTATGTAACATGTGGCAGAAGAATGGTATGCAGTTAGCTATGATGAAAAACCCTGAAAGTAACATAACTGTAAGACCTGATAAGAACTACGCATGGCAGGTTTATATGAAGTTAGTTTTGGGTTGTGTTAGGTTAGCAGAAGAGTACGTTGTACAAATAGCATGTTCTGAGAGCTAAGCAAGGGATAAACACGGAACAACTCTGTGTGAGAAATGTCATAATGACTTTCACCACGAATATGGTAAGGGTGGTAATACCAGGATACAGTTAGAAATGTATATAAACAAATAACTTAGGAGGAAATAAAATGGCAACAGTCAAAGGAACTAACAAGACTCTGATAGATACTGGCGGAATGGTTAGCCAGGTCGCAGCAGGTCTTGTAAATGGTAGAATTAAATGTGATTTAGACGAATATGTAGCGGCAGGAACAGAAACAGCAGGAACAGTTATAGAGTTCTTTAGTGATCTTCCTTCAGGGGCTAAGATCGTAGCTCTTATATTTTCGTCAAGTGTAGAGCAAACTACGGTAACTATGCAAATAGGTACGTCTTACAATGACGATGAGTTTGCAGCAGCAGGTAACACTACACTTCAAGCGGCTCTAACAGCTTGGATTGAACATGGTAAAGGTTATGTTGTTGGGACTGCATCTGCGGATGGTCAGATAATCATTACTACAGCAGGGGCAAC